GAGGACCCAGCTGAGTTCTTGAGGTATAGAGAGCCAGAAACGTCAAAAAATGAGTTTGAATGAGCATCAAAAATTGAGCTGTTTGAGTAAACCTCAAGCCGCGGACGCAATGATTCATTAGTTACGTGACGTGAAGCGAAACGTTTCACGAACCTGGTCACCTGATCGCTTTCCTGACTTGAGGTAAAAGCTATGACAAACCCATTGCTCTGCAGCCTGTTGGCAAGTGTGGCTGACACGACCTTTGTCACATCGACAAAAAGATCCTCTGTTCCATCAAAGAAATTTTGAGTTGCCTCGAGGCTTCTCGTGCCAAACCCATCCTGTAAGTTTCCAGACGAGAAGTAATCAACCCCAGTGTCCCCAACGGCTCCGGTAGAGTAAGCACCAGAAATTGACCATGCGTTTCCAGCAGAAGCGCTGATGTAATTGCAAACGTCAACATCGGAAAACGCAGAAACGTCCCTTCCGTCTCCTTCGCTAAAGCTTCTTGCAAGAGGAAAGACACAGACTGTGAAATTGCGAGGGACCGGTAGGTTGGTGTCTACCGACTGCAGCCGGAGCATTGCCCTGAACGACTGGGCGCCAAAGTCAAGAGATCCTGTAGTAAGTTGCCTGATCCTCTCGATGTCAAATTTCAACAGAATCTTTGAAAGCTCGGTGTGACCGCCAGTCGAGCCCGAAAGTGTCTCATCGTAAAGTTTGAACAGGTCCAGGGTCCCAGCACGCCCTACGTTAGCGTTCTCGACCCTTGACCCGTCAATGATCTTATTCGTGATGTAGGTGTCGGCAGATGCCGTTGCGATGATGTACATTACAGAGCAGTTCCCATGATATCGTATTGTGGATATCTAAGTTCAAATATGCTTCCTGGTGGACCGTAGACGATCCCGCGCTTGGTGTACTGCTTTACGTTGTGAGTAACGTTTGAGTATCTTCGATTCTGGATCGGTCCAGATAGATTTTCGATCTTAAGATCAACAAGGGTGAGCACTCCGGGAGTGTTGATCACCACGTTCTGAATATCAGAAAGCATGATGGGCTGATCGATCTGGAAGTTTTTTATGTTCATAATCTCATTGATTCTTGATATCACAGCCTGAAGTGTGGTAGCTTTGTTGGCGTTGGGATTGATGAAAACGCTAAACTTAACCCTAATGTTGATAACTCTCGCGTCGAGAATATCGATTGCATCGCTTATCAGCCTAAACTCATTAAGGTAAACTCTCATATTATTTTTCAAAGTATCAGGAGAGGTTGTGAGGAACCCGCTTGAATCTTTTGAGCAGATAAACAGCTGACTCGCGAGAGGATTATCAGGGCTCGGTCTGACAGCAGCTCGAAATATCCTGCCAAGTTTGGTTGGGAGAGTGTAGACTCTCGAGATGAGATCTTCTTTGGTAACAATTCTGTCCTGCTGCGACCTAGCAACTGGAATCTGGGCTCTCAGATCTTCAATTGTAGGTGCTGCATCTCCGCCGGCTGCAGGAGAATCATTTCTCAAGTCGAGGGAGGCTCGCACGGATGAAGCGATCGATGCTAGGCATGAGTCTGGGAACTCTATCAACAAACTTGAGATTCCGCGAATAGACCTTGCAGCTACGTTGTGTGAGCTCCCGCCGCCAAAACGATACGTGACAGTCAGCGACGTATTGTTAGGAAGAATTCCAAGTGTCTTTGTTTGCAGGAGCGCATTCGGATCTATAGAAAATCGACTCAGCGTTGTCTTTCCGTAAAGAGGAAGGGCAAGTGTCTCAGGATCAGGAATGATGTCATCATCGATAGTGAGAGCATTTCCACCCCCAAATTGCAGCGTTGTTATTCTAGTCTGTGGGTCCGCGTTATTGACAAATCTTCTCGGGGCTGGTATAACCTCGATAGAACGAGGAACCTCTTCCGAGTCAGTAGACATATTGGGAAATGTCTTAAAGACTGTGTCTTGACTCAGCGATTGAACTTCGTAGTACTCGTAGCCGCTGCGATCAACAACGCCCAGCACCTCGTTGACGTCAGTGTTTGAAAGTGAGATAGTAAAAAATGGTCTTGGGTCAGCACTGACGTTGAACGATTCGGAGGTAATCTTTCCAGAGACGCAAGAGACGTCTCGCTTCATCAGGAAAGTAGTTGGATTTCCAGATGAATCGACCTCACCGATAACGTACTTTGCTCGAAGAAGTCCTGATCTATCTTTTTCTGCAAAATCAACGTCATCTGCAAGAGAGAAAGTAATTCCTGAGGACGAAATTAGCTGCGTGTTCTGTTTTATCTTAGGAAGAGTTGATTCATCCGGTACATACTCTCCCGCAACAACCTTAGCAGGAACTTCAACAAACATCGTGACAGTAGCAACCGAAGGAGACGCGCCACGAGACTTGATGCCTGCCTCTTTTATCATTCTCACGATGTTCGATGGCTCTACGGCAGTTGACCATGACATCTCTCTGAATTGATGATCCATGTAAAATGACATCGAGTCAGAGACAGAAGCCGCCATGTCAAGAAGCAGACCACCGAGGCTCGGCTCCGAGAAGTCTTGGATCTTGTCGCCAAAATATGTTCGCGCGTAACGAAGAAGTTCTCCACGAAATGCGTCAAAGTCTTTTGCAACGTAGTTGCGAGTTCTAGAATTTTTTAGCTGCTGATCACCGGCCATGTTTTCATCCAGAGAAGTTAAATACGATGCTAATTGATTGTTGGGTCAGATTGGCTCTTGGAACTGAGTACGAGATCGTTATTTTCACCCGAGCGAGTGCTGAGGTCTCGACACCCTCAGGTGTAATGATGAAATTGTCCAGAATCACAAACGGCATGTACTTTGAAACTGCGCGTTGGATCCTTCTCATGGCCTCCTCATCTCCATTCTCAGAGCTAAGCTCATGAACTAAGGGCCTTATGTTAGCTCCAAAATCAGGAAAATTCAGGCGTTCATTCTGGTTCGTGAGGATTAGATTTATGAGGTTGTCTTTAATCTGACTTCCAAGATTCCTATGCATCTTGAAGATTCCATCAGAGTTATTTCCAACCTCAACAGGAGTTTTTATACCGATCGGGGGCTCAACAATTGTTGCAGCAACCTCAGCATCATAAGCATTTTTCTTTGTTCCTACGCTAATGAAACTGTAAGACTTTGCCTGAGCCATTACGGATCGAACCTCTTCTCATAAATAGATCGATCGTAATATTTCAAAAGTCAGCTCTTACCGAACCCAGGACTTGTTGTTGACCCCGGGCCGGTGGATGTGGCAACAGTTTGACCTGGTTGAAGTGTGACTGTCACGACAAGATTTGTTGAGTAATTGTCGATCGCATCAGATATCTCGCGAGCAAGTGCCTGTATCACAGAATCTGAACTAGCTCCGTCAATAGACCCGTTGTTCTTTGCGTTCAGAAATGCGGTAGCTATCGCAACCTGAAGGGCTGGTTTGAGAGGACCCTGAATTGACATTCATTCTCCGTAAATTGTTGTTGAACCTATGCCGACCTTGCCCCCGTCGAGGGCCTCCTTTTTAATACCAATTTGAGATTGTAAAAGCTGCGCCGCCGCCGTAATCTGCGGAGAAGGTGCTCCAAATCCAGGAGTCACATGAGTTAACAGCGTTGCACAAAAAGATTGAAGATCCTGCATTACAGATGACAGAAAGTCCACAAGCTCAGTGTACCTTACAAACGGCTGGCCCACGCCAGCGCTGCTGTTGTAAGATGCTAGCCTTATTTCTCTTCCGCTAACTTGGACCGTTCCGTCCTTATGGAGGATAACTGCAGCGCCGTTGATTTCACCGGGCTTAGGCTCTTTCACAATTCTTATACTTCCAGATTCTCTCGCAACAAGACGAAGATTGTCAGCTTTGACAACTGCAAAAGATCCTGAAGCTCCCAAAATAGGAAACTCAAGGGCCGCAGTGGACGGTGTTATGATATTTAATAACTTGTCAGGGTTGTAAAAATCAAAAGCGTTGCTAGAGTTTGCGGTTAGATAGATTCTGGCAGCATCTGTCGGAAAATGAGGATCTCCCTCTGTCGGGCTGCTTGTCCTCTTATCATTCTCGTAGAGACCGAGCTCGTTCTTTATTTGCTTGCCAGAGGTAGCTGGTAACCTTCCTCTACCAACAACAATGTCGATAGCTCCGCTTCCGGCAGGTACGCTGTCTGTGTTAGCAGATTGCTTAGGGTCGCTCTCAACAAGACCTCTTTCTTCTCCCAGCATAATCAATGAGTTGTTAGAACCTTGGATGACAAGATCTCCAGCTCTTTTGTTGTAACGCGGGACAGCCTCAAATCTATGAATTTTTGAGGTGAATCCATTAATAATGTTTACAAGCTCGTTAGGATTTGAAGTTGGACTTTTAAACGAGTAAGTTTGAACTGTGTCTGACTCTGCCTGCGGCGAATCAAATTTTTCGCTCGTTCTCTTTACTGGAGCTTCCGGGTTTTGAACATAAGCTCTTGATGAAAATGAAAAATTCACGTCTTCAACATGATTAGGTTCACACACCTTGGAGATCCAGTATCCCAGTTCACCTTGATTGTCTGGATCCTCGTACACAAACCAGACAATCTCACCTGGTTTTAGAGGCATCGAAAGATGGGACGAAAAGAAAGGGTAGCAGACCGTCTCCCTCCCACTGATTTTTGCTGATCCTCGTGTGATGTCTTTTACGATAGCAGTATTTCTTGGAAATGCCCTCAAGCTATCTGACGTTACAAGGGACTTATAGTCTTCAATGCTCTTTTTCCTAAGAGTAAGTCCAGTGACGCTGTTTAGAACGTCAACTACCAGACCTCTGAAGAATACAGTTGCCATTACTTCTTTATCCGCTCAAATATCTCTTCGTCAGATATCTCAGTAGAAGTACTCTCTGATTCAGCGATCTGCTTGGCGAGAGCAAGAAGCTGCTCGTTGCTCTTTGACATTCTCTCGAGGTACTTTGTCAGTGTAATACCAAGAGTCGCATGATCAGCAGCCGAACCGCCCATGTTGGAGTAGAGATCAGTGAACAGAATATGAGCGCTTGTTCGATCTACAACAGCGTTCTCGTAGATCTCTCTCCAGAGCATCTTCTTCTTTTCAGAAGCATTCTCGATCGAATCCAGGATGTCAGAAAACTGCTCTACTTTCCTGTCGTTGTCCTTAAGCTTATCGAGCATTTTGTTGATTGTGCTCATCAGAAAACTCCGTTGTTGCTCTTAGTTATTGTCCTGTAATGTTTCCTGATGATTGACATTGCCGAACCCATCTGCTTCTGATTCAAGTTAGAAATGTTCTTGACATACACGAACACAGCCCTCTTGTTCAAGAAATCAAGGTCGTCTATCTGCTCAAAAACCGTGGTGATGGCATCCATGCAAGAGTGCTCATGAGTGTGATTAAGCATCTTCTTAATCTTTTTTAGAACCTCCAGGATCGAATCTCGTTGCAAAGCACCGACCATCCGGTCTTCTGGGCTCGAACCGATCTGAGAGTTACGATACATCTCGGCTTCTGCCGACTTACTCTCTTTTAGGTCCTCTATTGAGACAAATCGCTTCAACTTCTTCTGGCGATTCTTTGATGAGATCACCAGCCAATTCCTCGCAACAACGTTGAAGTATGAAAAAGCTTTCGTACCTCTAGCGGCGTCGAACTTGTGAAGTGACTCGTAAAGAAAAGTTACGCAATCATTCTTCATATGCTCCATGGGCTCGTTCGGACTAGCAAACCCATAAATGAAGATGAGACTTTCAACAAGTTTGTTAAAAGCAGGCATGATCTTTGTCAAATAAAGATCATGACGAGTTTCATTTTCAGCTGAAAGCTGAAACTGCTCGATTGCTCGTTGAGTTTCGCTATCGAAATAGAGAGTGCCGGTGCCGTTGCCTCTCTTAATTACTCTCTTTGCTCCCACTCTTGTCCTCTTCTTGGATTGATGTCATTTGATTCGCGACAAACAGAATAGCTTCTCGCGACCTTCTGATGTCTTCAACCGCCCTCTTGATCTCTGGGGAGTCAAAGAAGAGTGGGATCTTTAGGATTTTAGAAATTGATTCGTATCGCTTATCAAGAATATCAAGAGATTCCTCTATCGCATCTTGGGTACGAAGAATAGTCAAAGCGCTTCGATAAGCGAACGCAGCAACAACGGCGAAAGCGATCGTCTCGATAAAAATGACAAACGAAAGTGCCCAAATCATTAAAAAATACTCTTAAGCTTATTCTCGTATTCATTATCAATCGACTCTGGGCTGTGAGAGTGACGAAGCTTTGTTGAAAGATCATCAGCCCACTGCTTTGGGACAGAGCTTGAAGCCTTAAACTTTCTAAGCTTTTTCTTAAAGTCTGCCTCACGGACCTCGGCCCACTTTGAACCACGAATCCAGATATTATCATCGCATCTCGATTCGTGAATCTGATTTAGATCATACTCAAAACGAATGAACTTTCCTTGGCCCATGAAGTCCATGTGACCGCTGAATTCGGTCGCTGCGACGGGCAAGCCGCTTGCCGCGGCTTCAAGAATGGGCAACCCGAATCCCTCCCCGCGGGTGGCGGATACAAGAGCCTTGACCTTTGGATGCTTGTAAAGACCGGCAATCTCTGAGTTTGACATCATACCATGCATGATGTGAATCTTCGGAAACGGGCCCTTCCTGACCTCGCCAACCGCTCGTGCAACAATATTTTCAACCTGAGCCCAGTCCATTCTGGTCCCACGACCAATATTTGTCTTCACAATGATTCCAACGTCAGGATCATTTGCGAACTCCTCACAGAGCCACTTCAGTGTGTAGAAGATGTTCTTCCTGTCGTTGAACGGATTGCTTCCTGTCAGTGTTCCGACAACCAGAAAGTTGAAGTTTGTTTCAAAATCAACGTCTATCCTGCTGTTATCATTGACTGATTCTTTAGTGAAGCTCTCTGGAATGACAATTATCGGAGTGGAGACACTGCCAGTCTTTCGAAGTGTCTTTTCGCAGAATGTTGAGGGAACAATGACCGCATTCATAGAGTTGCAATT